CTTAGGTTTGAAAATCCAGGATATGCCGATTCTTGGTACAAAAACAAGATGCGTCAAATTAGAAAACAAAGAACTGTGGATTACTTCAATAAAAAGTACGGATTAAACCTAGATGATTTTGACGTGGCAGATGCATTTGGCATTGCCCACTATTCAAATACAGTGTTAACGGAACGATGAAACTATATAAAAGCAAAGACTGGCTATACCGTAGATACGTTGTTCAAAAAAAGACTATGGAAGAAATAGCAAAAGAATGTGGCGTAACAACGATGACAATTTATCGTGCCTTAAAAGAGAACGGATTAGTTAAATGATAGAGAAAAACATATGGCAGACATATGAAACAAATTTTGATGCATTGCCAGACTATGCAAAGAGTAGCATAGGTACTTGGACTGCTCAAAACCCTGACTGGAAGCATGGTTACATGAGCGGGCCAGACAGAGAAGAGTTCTTTAAAAATAATTTTGATTCAAAAATATCAGATACATATGTGAATCTTCCTTTAGGAGTAATGAAGGCGGGACTATGGAGATTTGCTATTTTGTATATCTACGGAGGCATTTATGCTGACATGGATACACATTGCAAGGCTCCTGTAGATACTTGGTTAAACCAAGATTACGATATGATGTTGGATATAGAAAGAGATACGCCATGGCTTGCAACACAGACTATTGCTGCAAGAGCTGGCCATCCGCTCCTTAAGGCAGCTATTGACCTTTGTGTAGAGCGAGTTGGTGATGGAATTATTCAGCATAATCACATGGTTCATTATTACACAGATGTTCAGATGTTTACTGATGCAATGTATCGTGAACTGGGAGTAGAGCCTTATCAAAAACATATTAATGAATGGGCTCCAGAATTGCTAGAGATGCCATATCTCAAAGATAATAAAGTCCACATATTCCATGGACAAGATGCAAAAAGGCTACTAGATAGAGATGTTGTTCATTTATATTGGGGAGACGATAGAGAAGAAGGATGGATTGCATGGAAGAAAGATCCAATGGTAAATCAATCTTATCCTAATGGCTTTAACCCTCACGACTGGAAAGAATAATGCACACAATAGGAGTATTACCAGCTTCTGGTAAAGCATCTAGAATTGGCGGAATACCAAAGTTCTGTTTGCCAATATCAGACGAAAGATCCTTGCTTCAATGGCATGTAGAGCAAATGCTTGAAGTTTGTGACGAGGTTCGTGTTGCCACAAGGCCTGAGTGGGTTCCAATAGTCCAAAACATGGATATGAATGTTAAGTTAATAGTACGTGAACCATCTACAATGTCAGATGCAATTAAGTTTATGATTGGTGAGTATAATGACACTGTTGTTGTAGGAATGCCAGACACATACATTCTTAATGCTCCAGGAAATATTTATAAAGAAATGATGAAAGAAGACAAAGCTGATCTAGTTCTTGGTGTGTGGGAATGTAGCGATGAATTAAAAGGACGAGTTGGGCAGGTTAAAATTTCTAATGGCAGAGTAATTGAATCTGAAGACAAAGTAGATAATTGTGACTACCCAGATATGTGGGGCACTATGCTATTTCGTAAGAATATGATAAGATACCTAGATCCAAAGTTAGACCACCCAGGTAAACAATTAAAAGAATGGATATCTGAAAGTGCTAATATTATGGCGGTAAGACCAGGCGGGAAATATATGGATATTGGAACGCTAAGAGGACTTAAGAATTTATATAAGGAGATGGACAATGCTTGAACCAGTTTTCCCAGACTCAAAACAATTTGAATGCCAAGATTTATATTTGCTAACAGTTGGCACAGAAGCAGGCAAAGAAATTTGGCAGACATGCCATGAAATTGCACACATGTTAGTTAAGAAGAATATTGCCTATGGTAATTCAGCACTTGATCCTGTCCGTATATTTTCAAAGGCGGGACCAAGAGAACAGCTACATGTCCGTATTGATGATAAATTAAATAGACTTATGAAGGGTACAGATTATCCAGGCGACAATGATATTGATGATTTAATTGGATATTTAGTATTATTAAAAATTGCCAAGTCCCAATCTAGTTGAGTTTTTAGTCAACTAGGATTATAATATCTATATATGGACATTGAATTAGCAGATCATTATGATCGCATGAATAAGGTAGTTGAAGAACTACTCAAAGGTAACAATCCTACCCAAATAGCCTCCCTGACGGGTTTTAAACGAGCAGAGGTTATAGAGTATATAGAAGAGTGGAAAAGTGTCGTTAAAAACGATTCTACGGCCCGTGACAGGGCTAAAGAAGCCATCTCTGGAGCTGACCAGCACTATGCCATGCTTATAAAAGAGTCTTGGAAGACTGTAGAGGATGCTGACCAACAAGGCCAATTAAATGTAAAGGCTACTGCATTAAAGTTAATTGCAGATATTGAAGGTAAAAGAATTGGCATGCTAAAAGAAGTAGGCCTTTTAGATAATGCAGAATTAGCTACACAATTAGCAGAGACTGAAAGACGCCAAGATATTCTTGTAAAGATTTTAAAAGAAGTAACAGCAACATGTCCTAAATGTAAAATGGAAGTTGCAAAAAGACTATCTCAAATTACTGGAATAGTTGAACCAGTCGTAATAGATGCAGAGCAGGTAAGTGGATCTTAATTTTAATGATTTAATTGATATTCTGGATGGCGAAGAATTTGATGAGCGTCCAGTAGATTTGCGTACATTTGTAACAAGTCCAGATTATTTGGCATTGCCGCCACTTTCTGATTATCAATATGCATTAATTGAAAAGTCTTCTCAGATATATAAAGAATCAACACTCATTAAACTTTTTGGAGAAGAAGAAGGAAAACGAAGATTTAAACAAACTTGCAATGAAGTTATTGCACAACTAGGAAAGGGTAGCGGTAAAGATTATTGTTCTACCATCTCTGTGTCATATATAGTATATTTACTATTATGCTTAAAAGATCCAGCAACATATTATGGTAAACCGCCTGGAGATACAATTGATATTCTTAATATTGCTGTTAACGCACAGCAGGCAAACAATGTTTTCTTTAAGGGATTAAAAACTCGTATAGAGAGGTCTCCATGGTTTATTGGAAAGTATGATCCAAAAGCTGCTGAAATTAGATTTAATAAAAATGTAAACGTATATTCTGGACACTCTGAGCGTGAGGCCTTCGAAGGATATAACGTAATCACAGTCATTCTTGATGAAATTTCTGGGTTTGCTACAGAAAATACAACTGGACATGACCAAGCAAAGACAGCCGATGCTATCTATGATATGTATCGTGGATCCGTTGTTTCTCGTTTTCCAGACTACGGTAAAGTAATATTGCTTTCGTTTCCACGATTTAAAAATGATCCTATTCAAAAGTTTTATGATTCAGTTATTGCTGAAAAAGAAACAGTTATTCGTAGCAAAACTTTAAAAATGGATGAAGACTTACCAGATGGAACAGAAGGCAATGAGGTCACAGTTGAATGGGAAGAAGATCATATATTATCTTATGCAATACCAAAGACATATGCGCTTAAACGTCCAACATGGGAAATAAATCCAACTAAAAAAATTGAAGATTTTAAAGTAGAATTTTATAAAAATATGCCAGACGCTCTTGGAAGATTTGCATGTATGCCACCAGAAGCTGTAGATGCATTCTTTAAGTCTCGTGAAAAAATTGAACTAGCATTTAATAATACAGCATTAGCAGTAGATAAATTTGGTAGACTTGAATCATGGTTTGCTCCAGATCCAGACAAAGAATATTTTTTGCATGTAGACTTAGCTCAAAAACATGACCATTGTGCTGTTGCTATGTCACATGTTAATAAGTGGGTTAATATAAAAGTTACAGATACTTATTCTCAGCCAGCACCAATTGTTGAAGTTGATGCTGTTAGATATTGGACTCCAACTTCAGATAAGTCTGTGGATTTTACAGAGGTAAAAGATTATATCTTATCATTGAGAACTGCTGGATTTAAGATTCGTGTGTGTACATTTGACCGCTGGAATTCACATGATATGATGCAACAATTAAAAGCATATGGAATTAATACAGAGACTCTTTCGGTGGCTAAAAAACATTATGATGACATGGCTATGGTTGTTTTGGAAGAAAGATTAAGTGGACCATATATTCCATTACTAATTGATGAATTACTTCAACTTAAAATAATGAGAGATAGAGTTGATCATCCAAGAAAAGGATCTAAAGACTTAGCAGATGCAGTCTGTGGGTCTATTTATAATGCTATTAGTCGCACAAGACCAGATAATAATCAGGAAATTTCTATTCATACATACGATAGTTTAGTTTGGGATAGAGAAGATGAAAATGATACAACAAGGTTAAATGTTATTAGGGCTCCAAGAATGCCTAAAGAGTTGGCGGAAGTAATAGATGGAATGGAAATACTATGAGTATATATCAAGAAAAAGCTAAAGAATGTAAATGCTGTGGAAAACATGTTCCGCTACCTACTGTTTTAAAAGAGTATAATGGAATAATGCTTTGCCCTACAACCTTTTCAAATGTAATAGAGTATAAAAGAATATGGAAAACCACTGGATCAAGGCCGATGGGAAATGTAAGGAAACACTTCTCTGATTACGTGCAGCAATTAGTAGAAGAAACTATTGACAAAAATGAAGATGGAACGATACAATAGATCAATTGGCAACAGTAGCCAAGTTGGTCAAGGCCCCGAACTCATAATTCGGCTATCGTAGGTTCAAGTCCTACCTGTTGCACAAAGGAGAGCGATGGAAGAAAATTTCGATGAAAAGCTAGCGCATTATATGGAAATAGGTGCAATAGAGGCGGCAGGAGTAGATCCTAATGGAGAAATAATTTTTGCTATTAATGAGAAGGCAAAGGAAGTTGCTCCAGAAATATGGGAAGCCCACGAGCATTTTGTTGATAAAGCTTT